TGATGATTTCTCGCTACCTAGACTAACGCAATGTGATATTGCTTATGGCTGCGAGCTTTATGAAATTAAAGAGATTGGAGATGCACCGCAAACACTTATCTTTGTTGAAGTTAAGCAGCTTTATTTGCATTGATTTTTTAACCCTTTGTTATTTAGTTGTTTTCTTTAAAATCAGATGCTTACAAAAAGGGTCTACTGCCCAATACCACTGTATATTAATACATGGTTACATAATTCATCGCCATTTTACCGCCACTTTTTAGCTCATACTTGCCAGTGGATTAAATAACACTGCATCTTGTAGATGCGACGGTGCAAAGTGCGAGTAAGCCATTGTTTGCTTTATATCTACATGACCAAGTATCTTTTGTAATACTAAAATATTACCACCGTTCATCATAAAGTAACTTGCAAAAGTATGCCTTAAAATATGAGTCGCTTGTCCTTTGGGTAAATCAGAAAAACATAAGTTTAACCACTTATGCAGTACCCCATAACCACAGGTAAATAATCGGCCTGATGTATTTTGGTATATCTCATTATATAAATCTTCTGAAATCGGTACGGTCCTATTCTTTTTACCTTTGGTATTGGTAAAGGTGATCTTGTGCTTTGTTACTTGTGATCCCTTAAGTTCTATTGCTTCCATTATTCGAGCACCGGTTGCTAGGCAAATTTTAATAATTTGTGTCATTTGTCCAGAAATAGGGCTTCTTTGAACGAATGTTAACAATTGCGTTATCTGGTCATGTGTTAGATAGCTAAGCTCGCGTTCTGCTGTCTTTATCGTTTTCATGTCTTTAAGCGGGTTTGGCAGATTCCATTCCTTTAATCGACGAAGTTCATTAAATAATACTTTCATCCATAACAGATCATAGTTTTGTGATGAGATGGATAGCTCTGCACCGCTGCGACCTTTACCATGCCCGACTGTGAGTCTGTTTGCGCGGTAGTGAGCAAAGTCTTTAGCGGTAAACGTGGCAGCAATGGGGTCGTTTAATTGTTCACACATGATTTGCAGTCGACGATATGCATGAGCACCACTTTTAAGGTTTTTAGCATGCAGATTCCACCATAGAGCTAACAAATCAGATAAACGTCGATTATCTGATTTGTCTGCCAACCAGGGCTTATCGTCAATCTCGTTCATTGTGTAGCGTTCGAATGCTGTCGCTTCGCCTTTGGTGGCAAAGCGTTTGCGAATACGCTTTCCGTTACTGCCTTGTGGATAGCACTCACAAAGCCAAGGTTTCTTGTGGCCATCTTTGAGATTGCGAACGGACATGGTGCATTCCTTTATAACTTGTGAATAGGTGTATTTGGTATTATAAAACAACAAACACTGTTCATATATACAGTTATAAAGTAATTGTAGCAATAATCTATGTTTTATTATGATGATTTAAACATAGACTAATTTATGCTTAGTTCTTTTATCCATAGCATGTGACTAATGTTAGTTAAAGTAGCATGGATAGGCTATCAGAAATTACCGAATAGGCTTCTTTATCCTACTTTGTCCACTTGTCTTAATTGTGCGCATTCTGCCTGCGTATGTAGCATAGCATTGTTACGTGTTGGAGTTACTGTGCCAATACATATTGTTAAAATATTGAAATCATTGCATCTGATGCATAACCATCAGTAAATTTGTGATAGATTGTTAATTTATGAACATCATGTAAATCAAATCTTTAAGTAGGATTAAATGTCACTATTTCATGCATTACAAATACCGCCGCCTAAAAACTGGCAAGACTTCGAGGAGTTATGCGCAGATTTATGGAGTGCTATCTATGAATCAAAGAATACACAGATGCATGGGCGAACTGGTCAAGCTCAATTTGGTGTGGATGTCTACGGACAAATAGGACATTCTACTGAATGGTTTGGTGTGCAATGTAAGGGAAAAGACGTGCGTTATGGTAACGCAGTGACAGAAAGCGAGTTGTTAGATGAGGTAGAAAAAGCGAAAGGCTTCACCCCTAATCTTAAAATGTTCATATTAGCAACCACTTCACAAAATGATACTAAAATACAACAGCTTGCAAGAGAGTTAACAGAGGAAAATCAAAAGAAGGGTCTATTCTCAGTAGAAGTAAAAAGTTGGGATGAAATCCACAGAGAAATCTCGTCATACCCTAAAGTTATAGCTAAGCATTACCCTGGATTTAATCGGAAAGAGACAGGCAGCGCGTCTCAAAGTAACAAATTATCTCATCAGATGCTCCCTCCAAGAGCATCACGGTTTTTCTTTGGGAGAGAGCATGAGCTTTCAGAGTTGGTTATTTCTCTAAGAAATGAATCGTCAATACAGGTCTGTGGGATAGGAGGTATAGGGAAATCTGAATTATTGTTACAGGCGTTGAAAAAGTGTGAAGCTGACAGAAACTTGATTTGGTGTAGCATTGATAAGTATCACTCTGTTGATGATTTATTACTCGCATTACTTAATATTTTCAGAGTACAGGAGGAGCAATGTAGTGTAAATAATCTCCCTCTATATTTTGATAAATATGAAGTTTGCATTATTTTTGATGGCATTGAACAAAGTAACTTGGATCAGCTAGAAGAATTAGAAGACATCATAAAACAATGGCACTCAGAAACACTTGCTACTCAATTTATTATAACGAGCCAAGTCGCATTGTATAGTTTTCCTAGTCAGAAAATTATACAATTGAAAGGGCTTACTCCTCCTGCAAGTAGACTTCTATTTGAACAATCGTATGGACAAGGTCAGTCGGGCTCTAATAAGGGAGTAGATGACTTACTGAAATTCTGTGATGGACATGCTTTGACTATTACTTTTGCTAGCGCATTAGCTAAATACTATGGCAGCGCAGTCAGCGTAATGGAAGCAATAAATAGAGACCACTCTCAGTCTTTGAGCTTACCGGAAAGAGTTCGGCATAATCGCCATACATCACTTGAAATATGCCTTCGAACGGCATATAGCTTCCTTTCGCCAAAATCAAAAAAATTGCTTTGGGCATTATCAGAAGTACCAGCAGGTATTTTTACATATTATTTAGATAATGAATGGCTTGAAATCGAAGGCGTTAGAGAAGCTTATGCATCGCTAAAGAGATGGCACTTCGTTGATGATATTCCAATTAATGAGACAATATCGCGCACAAAAATGCTTACACCAGTCCGTAAATTTGTAGGTGAAAGAGCAAAATATGAAGACCCACAGTCTTTTGAGAAAACCATAGGCCTATTGGCGCAAGATCTTCAAATTTTAGTCGCCGTATTTGAGTCTAAATATGGTAATCTTGGTGATACACCTCTATTAATGAGTCGATATGAAACTGAGCTTCCAAATTTACTAAACATAATTGAGCTAGCACTAGCCAGAGAAGATAATAAGGTGCTCAGTAAGATAGCTGGTTTTATAGCATCGGCCATAATGCCATACTATTTTGTTTTAGGGGTTCCAGAGGTGGGGGCTAAAATGCTTAAATCTTCCGTGGAACTAGCTTTAAAGACAAGTAATATTAAGAAAGCTAATGATCTTCTTCAGCAGTTCATATGTCTCTCAGAGCGCGCTCGTGACAACGACTTATTAACAGAAGCATCGGAACTGCTAGAGCGTATTGAGACTGCTGCTAATGGGGGCGATATCTGTCCTGAATTATCATTGACTAAGGCTTTAATAGCGAGTACTGATTCATTATGGTCTGGACATACAAGAAATTTAGCTGCTGAAAAATATGCTAGAGATGCCATTGATGGTTTTCGACTTAGACTTGAAGACAATGCAGTTTGTACTGATGAAATGAAGGCTAAGAAGGAAGTGTTACATAACGAGCTGTCACATTCCCTGGGGTTGCTTGGCACTTCGCTTTTAAATCAAAATAAACCAGATAAGGCGTTAGAGGCCTATTATAGCTCCCTCGAACTTCAAGGCAGTTCATTTTCTGGTGTAAATAGAGGTCAAACCTTACATCAGATAGGTCTATGTGAAAGTGAACTGGGTAATTACGAATCTGCAATAGAACATTTTTCTATGGCTGCCGATATATTTATATATACCGGAATGAAAGATTATATAAGTCATTCATTCGCTGAACTTGGGTATAACTTATTAGATATCGATGTTCCTAAAATTCACAAACAATTTTCTGAAGAGTCCATTCATGTAGCACTGTTGGACCTAATGCAGTATACAGTTCAAACATTTGATACATGTTTGCCATTGAAACATCAGATGTGCAAATATAATTTTAGAAAGTTAACTGGTACCTTTTTTCTACTCAGCCTTATTGGTCAAGGGGATAAACTAAGATTATTTGTCAGAGAGCTAGGTGAGAAAACAATTCCAACACTAAAAAATCTTTTTGAATCTGGAAATCCCAGTAAGAATGATCGAATTACAGCTCAGATTCTCATTCTAATACTTGATATGGGTGATTTTATCTCGTCTGTAGATCATACTATTGGCAGCGATTTAGAACATGGGGCAATATCTGATCTCTTGAGATTCATATGTGAAATAGATGGCTGGCTTGATGATAGAAGTATGAGGATAACGGATTGGCTTGCCGTCTATTTTACTCGAAGATTAGGTTCCAAAGATGTAGATTCTGATCGTCTAAAGAAATTTATTTGGAACTATAATAATGACGTTAAAGATACGCTTGATTTATTCAGTTACTAGCGTGCATTCAGAATTGAAATAGAAAGCCTAAAGAGTCAAAATAATTTGAACTGCCTGCATATAGTATAAAACAGTCGAGTTAACCCCCGCAATGCAGCGCGGGGGGCACAATAAGAAACCTATAAAATAATTAATACTATTTTTTCATTCGGCATTCTAGATTGTATTTCTTTTTGCCATCTAAGTAGTTAAACCCAGGGAAATCATCGTATTCTGAAACGTGTTATTACGCTTAGCTAGGGAAACACTAACGCAATTGCAATAGTATTATTTATCTATTTATCTATCTATCTATCTATCTATCTATCTATCTATCTATCTATCTCTGTCAACCTACCCAGTCCGACAGGGAGTTAACGATTTTGAAACCAATCAATAATCATCATTATTTGCAATTACTAACTTCAATATGTGACCATATTTTTTCACATAATGCAGTGAGTGTAGATGTTAATTCCCATGTAGTTTCAGCATCATTCATATGTTTAATAGCTATATTACAAAAAGCTACTTTGGCTTTTATAGTGCCACTCGTTTCTGCGAAATATGAATAAGCATTGAATGTATTGGTTTGTATAGTTGTAGCGTTTTCTGGAAGTGTTTTCGTGACTAGGCCTTCTAAATAAAAACCAATACCAGTGGTGTTTGAGTAATTGCTTTGATCGATATCTTGAGCTGAAAAAGTAGCACTGTACTTTGTTGTATTTTTTTTATTTCCCCACTGTTCTTTAGTCGTTGTTCGAAGAATTACTTCTGGTATTAGGTTTTCGATTTCTTTAACACTAAGTAACTCAAATTTAGCACCAAGAGCTTCTGTTAACTTAGTAACCCTCTCACCCTTACCATCGATATCTTCATCAGCAATCAACATTATATTGCTAGTCACGGACCTGGCTGGGGTCGCATGTTTTGAATTTGATTCATTATCGGAGAAATCCCAATGAGTTATATTACTTCCCTGATATTCGGTGAAAATATAATGGAGATTTTCTTTATAGTTACGAAGTTTTCCTGCTCTATCTTTATCGGTCAATTCTTCGATGAATTTATTCATATAAGCACGTAGATAAAGCTTATCTGTTATACCTTCAACCCAGATTGAGCAATTAGCTAATAAAACTGAAGAGGCTCTAACACCTAAATCAGCCAGAATACGAGTGTCTTGTGCTGCACTTTCAATTATAGTTGTTTCAACTTTACTCTCAATTTCTTGATATACCCTTTGTATTCCCACATTGTCTGTTTCTTGTGATAAGTCGATAAAGTGATTTGAATGAGTTGTAATAAAATACATGTGCTCAGGATGAGAGCTAAATGCTTCAATAAGCGAGCGTTGCATACTTGCGTGTAAATGTTGTTCAGGTTCTTCAATAAAAAACATAGTCGGCTTTGTTGCCATGAAAACTTTGAATGTCAAAATAATAATTGCTTGAAGGCCATCACCTAAATCATAAATTGGTCGTTCAGGTTTTTCGCCTTCTTTAAAGTAAACAACATTTTTTTTAACTCTAGGTACTAGTGATAGAGACTGATTATTAAAGAAATTTTGAGATAGGTATACTTCGAAATCACGGACCTTCTCACGCTCTTCATAAGTACCTAATAAGGAATTTTTCAAATCCTCATATAAGCTGTGCCCTGTAAAAACACTATGCTCTTCGCTACTCTCTAGAAAATAGTCATCTATTGTTCTTTTTTGAAGAACATCGTTATCATCAACAAGAGTTCGCAGTCCCCTAAGTAGTGGAATATATATTTTTTGTAGTGATTCAGGCTTATATTCAGAGATAAATGTGAATTCATCTGACCTTTTTGTTTTTTGTGTATATTCTTTAAAAAGTTCTTGTATTTCTTGAGGTCTTACACCGTTTCCAGATCTCTGGCTAACTAGTAAACCTTCTGCCTCGTGCTCTAATTTATTAAATATAGTCTGATTACTTAAATGCTTAAATGAATTTATTTTTTCTTTTAACGAGTTAAAATTACCCACGTTTATATTATCTGTTTTGACTACATTGAAAAATTCACTTACTGGATATCGGTCTGAGTCAACATGATTAATATTTCTGGAAAATAAATGTCGTATTAATCGACTTTTACCTGAATTATTAGCACCAATGAAGATATTTATAGGCTTTAAATCACTCAAATTCCATGTGTGATCTTCAGTGTTTTTAAATCCTTTTTCTGAGAATCCAGGAACTCTTAATCTATTAATGTATTGAGAATATAATTTATCAGACACAGCTAAAATCCTTTATGAATTACTCTTTTTCCATAGCCAGCGCCACACGCCCTAGCACAACAATATCTGCTTCTTCCACTTCAATCGGTGCATTACCATAAATCATAGCAAGTTTTTTACCTGGTAAACGTTGCAAATGATTGACGGAAATTGAGCCATCAATATCCAATAAGTAACGTCCAGAGTTTGGATTAACCTCTTCTGTATTAACAAATAATAAAGAACCATCAAGATCGACTACGCGTATGTTGTCTGGTGTTAAGCCATAACGTTTCATAGTTACTACATCAAGAGCCATTTCTCCTGTCTCAACTAATATGCCGTTCGCAATTTTTTGAATCGTAAGTTTTTCTTTTAATATTACACCAGTACTTTCAAAAGCCTCGCCTTCATCAAGTAATAACCATCTTAAAGACACGCCTTTAGCTAAATGAATCCTTACCGCAATTTCAAAAGGTGTCATATCACGTTTATGCCATGTGAAAATTGTCGACTTTGGTATGTCAAATGTCCTAGCGACATCATCGAAAGAGTCACAGTTTAAAGCTTCTTTAAGCTTATCTGTCACATCTCGACCACCTTTGTAGTCAAAATGAACCACTTTATCTTGCATGTTGGTCATATTGGATCTATTATCTCGTCTGTAGGTCATTTGAACCACCGTGAGGTCGAATGTAGCCTAATGTTATTAAATGCAACTAATAAGGATACCACTATGTCGTCAATTGCAATACAACTTGCATCACCTTACTGCACAAAAAAGAAGTATGCAGAAGCTACTGGTCAATCAATGGGCGCTATTAATCAGGCAGTTGCAAACGGAAAGCTGCCAATTATGCCCAAAGATAGCGAAAAAGGTGCAGTGCTAATCAACCTCGTTGCACTGTTTAAAAAAGCAGATGCACAACGTTTTGTGTAATCAAACTAATAGCCAGCCTGAGATCACTATAAACGCCCATCAACAAGGGTTTATAGAGATTTCGACAGGCGTATTCATTGAACCAGGCATGAAAAAACGCAAGCATCGTTTCTCTTTAATCGTTAAAGCAGAAGCGATCATATTCATTTGCGTACTTGGTTTGTTACTTAATCATTGCATATAAGGAGATATTCGCAATGTATGAGTCAAATGAGAGTAAACAGAGTTCAATCGAGTCTGCATGTGTTCGGTTTGCAGATATTGAGAACATAGAGCAGATTGCAAACGAGTGTGGCATGCGTGGGCAGGTACTGCGTAACAAGTTAAACCCCAATCAGCCACATCAATTAACCGTTAGCGAGTTAATTCGAATCACAACCGCAACGGATAATCACGACATTATCAACAGCGCGATACTCGAAGTCGGACTAACCGCTGTTCGTCTACCCAAACAAGGCGACTCAAAACCACTCACTCTCAGCGCCATGAGCGTGACAAGCCATACCGGTGAAATAAACCGCCACATCTTAGAAGCCGAATCCGATCGTCGGCTAACCCGATTCAAAAAAGACCAAATAATCACAAAGGCACAAGACGCCGTTCGTGAACTGGTTTTTCTTATGTCAGATGTTGAAAACCGCTGCGGTGGTGCAGGGCCGTTCGTGTCCATGTGTGCAGATGCAGTGATCAGTGGATTGCCAATACCAGGTATGTAACTTAAAAGGATAAATATTATGGAAACAGTTCAAAGTGTTATTAACGAAATTATGTTCATTGCTACATCACGACCAGATGCGATTGATATCACCGTTGAATACTGCGGTGTTAGTGATTCACTGTCTGTCAAAGTGATGCCGTGCGGTTTTGATTACACCAACGAAACGACAGAAACTTATTCAGCCGCAATGCTTTATTGCACTCAAATCTGGTTTAACAATGCGGGACCAATGCAAGCCGCACTTGATGCTAAGCGCAATATATTGGAATTACTAGCGACAAATAAAAACATCGAGGTAGCTGCATGAAACGTATATCCGTTCCACTCTCAGACATGATCCAAGCTCTTACCACATTGAATGTTAATTGCGAGCAAGCCGATGACATTATCAACTTATTCGAAGTGATCGATGCTGGTAATTATGATGCCGTTGTTATGCCCGTATTGTCATTCAATACCAATAATGAACTATCTCGTAAAGAAGTGCTTATCACGCTATTCGCCTTTTGGTATTGCGTTGTTGGCTGTACGGATAGCTGCTCTGACTATGAAGTTCAAGCATTTGGCGCTATCCGATCACTGTATTTTGTCGCCGTTAATTTTGGTTATAACGATTTGGCGGCATACATCTCAACATGGTGGGTACAGACTACCGACCTACACGGTTCACTCGCATTGGAGCTATGGGCATGATGTATTTTGCAATAGCACTGTGCCCAACTGGCAGCATGCGTGAGCATCCTAAAACGCACGAACTTCGCACTGTAGAAGTAGGTGAATGTGAAACGAAGCAAGATGCCATTGATAACGCTTGTCTGCAGCTCAATTGCCGTCAATTGTTTCGTGGTGTTATCGGTCGGCCAAAAGGCCAGGGCGGTTATCTTGTATTAAATGCGCAGGAATATGCGGAAGTATGAATAAAGGATATTTTATGGCT